ATTATTTCTGAAATTTTAAATAGCGCATCAGTTGCAGGATTATTATCGACTACTACAGCATCAATAATTTCTATTCCAGATGAAAAAGATATTGCAGCGCAAAATCAACAATTAGCAATGCAAATGTAATAGATTTTTAAATGTCTAATATTAAAGAAATTAATGGTAAAACACTTATTTTTACCGATTGTCATTTAGGACTAAAGCAAAATTCAATCTTAAAAATAAATATTGTTGTTAAAGTTTTTACTAATATTTTAAAATACATAAAAAACAACAATGTTGAAAATATTATTTTTGCTGGTGATGCATTTCATGATAGAAGAACAATTGATGTTAATACTTTAAATGTTGGTCTTAAATTATTTTCAGCATTAGCATCATTTTGTAATGTATATTTGATTGTTGGCAATCACGATATGCATTTTAAAACATCAACTGAAATTAATTCAATAAATATTTTTAAATCAAATCCAAAAATTCATATAATTTCAGTTCTTACATCAGTTTTATTAAATAATAAAAAATGTCTTTTAGTTCCTTGGGCAGCGGATTTGTCTGAATATAAAGAAAATGAATTTGATTTTCTTATTGGCCATTTTGACATTAATGAAAAGTTTTTAATTGCAACATATATAAATGAACATTCATTAGAAACAAAAACGGCTGATGCAATAAAAACTCAAATTTGTTCAGATGAATTGTTAAAATCAGTTTATAGTGATTTTTCAAATTTAGACGATAGTATTGAAAGTTCATTATCTAAAAAGAATGTAGTTGATTTAGGTGATTTTGTTTCATTAGTAAAGAAAAATGGAACAATTTTTACTGGACATATTCATGAACATAAAGAATTTGTTTCAAAACAAAGAAAAATAATATTTATTGGTTCTCCATATCAACAAAATTTTGGTGAAATAAATTCAATAGACGGTTTTTATATTTTAGATGAAAATTGTGATTATTCATTTATTGAATTAACTGGAATTCCAAAACATATTAAAATATATTTTTCAGAAATTTTAAAAACTGGAATAGATAATTTTGATTTTTCTATTGTTAAAAACAATATTGTAAAGAAAATTTATGATATTGAAGTTTCAAAAGAGGATGAAGCAAAAATTCTTCAAAAAATAAATGACACTCAACCATACGAAGAAGTATTATCAGAATATGAAATAAATGTTTCATCGCAATTAGATCAAGCTGATAATGAATATTCTGCTGAAATATTAGGAAAATCAAAGCTTGATTATGTAAGATATTACATAGATAATATTGATGATAAAATTTTAGAAGAAAATAAAATTGATAAAGAAAAATTATTTTCAATATTAAAGACATATTATGAATTAGTCGAAAATGAAACTAATATTTAAAAAACTTAAAATAAAAAATTTCATGTCTTTTAAAGAATCTGAATTTGAATTTTTAGATTCAAATAAAATGGTTCGAGTAACTGGCATAAATAATGATATTGGAAATGATTCTAATAATGGCTCAGGTAAAAGTACATTATTTGCAAGTATCTTATATGTTTTATATGGTCAGATTCAAAACAATATAAAAAATGAAAATATAAAAAATAAATATGTCGGTAAAAAAGAGACAATGTTAGTTTCAATTGATTTTTTTGTTGATTCTACACATTATATTGTTGAACGTGGTCTAGAAAAAGGAAAAAGCAGCTTTTTAAAAATACTACGAAAATATCAAACTGATGAAGAATTTGTGGATATTTCTAAATCTAGTATTGCTGAGTCAGATAATTTTTTAACAAATGAAATTTTACATTGTTCAATTGATATATTTTTACGAACAATACTTTTAACATCAGATCAAAATTATAATTTTTTTAGATTAAAAACAGCGGCAAAAAAAGAATTTATTGAACAATTATTCAATATTTCTATTTTTGGTGATATGTATAACAAAATACATAGAGATATTTTAGATACAAATAAAAAAGTTTTAGAACGACAAAATAGATTATTAGTTTTAAATAATAATCAAATTGAATATGAAAATAGATCAAAAACTTTTGATAAGACAATTTCAGATGAGATTTTAAAAATTGAAGAAGAAATTAATTCAATTTTAAATGAAAAATCTGAAATTGAAAAAAATACTATTGCAATTGATGAAAAATATATCGAAAAATTAGAAGATACAATAAGTAAATTAGAAAATACTAAGCAATTACTCCTTAATAAGGAACGAGAGATTGATTTTAGTATTTCAAAAAATACATCAAATATTTCTAATTGCAAGCAGCAAATTAAAACTTATACTGGTGTTATTGAAAAATACAGTAAATTAACTGATAAATTATGTGATAAGTGCAAAGATATTGGTCTTAAATATTTTAATAATGACAAATATCAATCTGAAATTGATAAATTAGAAAAAAGTATTTTAGAAAGTTCTGAGCAAATAGAAAGTTTACAAGATAAGAAAAAATTAATTGTTGATAAGAAACAAGAAATAACTGATAAAATTTCTAAGTTGACAATTGATATTCAAAATAAAACAAAAGATTCAGTAAAAAATAAGATTGAATTAGAAAAATGTAATTCAAGACTAAAAATTCTTAATGAATCGTTAAATAATAAAAAATCTAGTACAAATCCATTCATTGAAATGGCTGAAAAAAATAATCAGACAATTATTGAAGAAAACACTGAATTAGAAAAACAACATGAATCATTAGCGTATTTAAAGTATGCAGAAAATATTGTTTCACAAGATACATTAAAAAAATTCATAATAAAAGATTTAGTAGTTTTATTAAATAATAAGCTTAAACATTATTTGTCAAAACTCGGTGCAAATTATATTTGTGTTTTTGATGAAAATATGGATTATACATTTTTAACAGATGGTGGTGAATATGAATATGGCAATTTTTCAGCTGGTGAAAGAATGCGTTTGACAATTGCAACGTCATTTGCATTTAGAGATTTTATGGCAACTAGAAATAATTTGTCAAGTAATATTCTTATTCTTGATGAATATATTGATTCAAATATAGATCAACTTGCAATATTTGGAATACTTGATATTCTTAAAAATTATAGCATAATTTATAATCAGCAAGTATATGTAATTTCTCATAGGAAAGAAATTGACAATACAATGTTTAATAAAATAATTCAAATAGAAAAAACTAATAATATTTCTGAAATACATTATGTATGAAATTATTAAATTTTTTAGGTAAATTTTTTAAAAAAGATAATACTTTAAAAATAGAGCAGCAAACAGAAAAACATATGAAAAATTTTGATATTGAAATAATTGAGTTTGATGACAATGGCAAACAAATAACTCGTGTCGAGAATGGCGTCTCTGCTGATTCAAAAGATGAGTTAATTGAATTATATAGAAATTGTGGGCAAAAAATTAGAATTTTGAGAACATATGATGAGGACAATAATATTGTTCAACAGCCACAAAATACTAAATTGCCAACAATAAATACTTCATCTAAACAGCCAACATATGTTAAAGTTCAACAACCAAAAGAAGTAAAATACTTTAATATTTGCGGAACTGATTGCAAATTAGAAGACGGAAAAATTTATCAAAAGCAATGGGTTAAGATACTTGGAAATGAAATTTCACAATATCGTTTAATTTCAGATTCAAATAATAAAGAAATTTCAATGAATGGAAAACATCTTGAAATGCTTAAATGGATTTTAATTCAAGAAGAAAATAATGAAGTAACAAATTCAATTCAGCAAATTTTAAATGGATAATCTTAAATACATATATATTGCAATTGTTTCTGCAGATGAAAATATTGATTTCAATGTTTCAAATGAAAAACTTGAATATATTGAAAAAGAATATCATTTAGGTGTTGAATATAATATTTATAGAAACAATAGAGAAAAATTAACAGTCTTATATAATAGATTGCTTGAACGTGCAAAGAATGATAATACATGTGAAATGATTTTAATGATGCACGGAGATGTTAGTTTTGATTTTGTTGAATTTATAAAACGTTATTGCCAAATTAAAGACAAATATGATATTATAGGATTTGCTGGAACAAAGAAAATTGATACTGGATTTTCACCATTAACATGGTTTACTGGATCATTAGGTTTTCCTGAAGAACGTTATGGAAGAATAACACATTCTGATATAATGTTTTCTGGTGAATCATTTTTTAATATGACAAAACCAAATGTGTTAGATACAAATGTTATTACAATAGATGGTTTATTTATTTGCATTAATCGAAAGGTAATTGATTCAGGAATTAGATTTGATGAACGATTTTCTTTTGATTTTTATGATATCGATTTTTGTTTTAATGCATTGTTAAATTATAAATTAAAAATTGGCGTAATGGTTTTTCCAACAAAACATAAATCAGTTGGTAGAAGTATTCTACAAACAAAATATTTAGAACCTGAAAAAATATTTAAAGAAAAATATAATTTATTAAAATCTAAGTAAGTTGTTCATCTGTTATTATAACAAATGCCATACCTTTAGATTCACAGAATTTTTTTGCTGCATTCCATTTACAGTTATTTTTTATCCATGTTGAATATTCATTTACATTAGTTTTATTTTTAGGTTCAATTGTTTCTTTTTTTGATTTCACTTCAATAAGAATATTTTTTATTGTTCCATCTTTTTGTTTTACTGATGCAATAAAATCAACAAAGTATCTACGATATTTTCCAGGTCTATTTGTTCTTGGATCAATTGTTGATAAATCAATATATCTAATACAGGTTGGCTCATAAATCCATGACAATACCGCATCAGTTGAATCTAAATATCGCATCATTCGACGTTCTAAATCAGATTTATAGATTGGTGTTGTTGATGATTTATATTTTTCTTTATTTATTGGATAATAAAATCCAACTTTATTATGGTATTTTCCATTTTTATTTTGTCTAGCTAAAATCATAATACTTATTTTATATTAATTTGATTTTTGCTGTCTTTGGTAAACCAGCTGGTTTAAGAATATTTGCATTAAAATTCTTTGAAACAGTAATAATAATATTTGGATTACAACCATAAAATGCATTTTTTCCAATACTTTTTACTGAATTAGGAATTATTACAGATGTAAGGCCGCCACAGTCACGGAACGCATAGTCCACGATGCTAGTCACTGTGTTTGGGATCACGAGTTGTTTCATCTCTTCATTAGCAACAAAAATGCGCCTTGCTCCTCGCAGCTTAGCATTGATAGAGTTCGTGGCCCACAACTCTGCCCATCGCGCTGTGTTCGAAACGATAACCCGTGTTTCAGCCAAATTACTGCAGTTTGAGAATGCACCATCCCCAATACTCGTCACAGAGTCATGAATAGTTACAGTTGTGAGCCCGCTGCAGCTATTAAACGCAGAGTTCTTGATGCTCGTCACAGAGGCTGGGATCATTACTGACGTGAGACTATTGCAATTTTGGAACGTATATGACCCGATTTTCTTTATATTGTTTGGTATCGTAATCGACTTAAGTCCAGAACATTTGAAGAATGCACCATCACCAATACTCGTCACACTAACTGGAATTGTAACAGATGCCAACATAGAACAACCACTAAATGCATTATTACCGATTTCTATTACTGAGGACGGAATAGTCACAGACTCAAGGTGGTCGCAGTTGTAAAACGCAGCAGACCTGATGCTTGTCACGGAATCAGGAATTGTCACAGATGTTAAAGCATAGCAATATGAGAATGTAGAGAACCTAATTATCTTTATTGATGAAGGGATAGTTACCGATGTAAGGCTGCTGCAACCATCGAATGCATCATCCCCAATGCTAGTTACAGAATCTGGGATTACTACAGACTTGAGGCTACTGCAGTCCATGAATGCCTCATCTCCTATGCCTGTCACAGAGTCAGGAATCTTTATTTCTGTTATATAATTTCTATATTTTTCTGGAATTATATTGTTAGATATTATATCTATACTTTTTAATATTTCTTCAACAATAGCATTAGCGTCTTTTACAATTTTTTCTTGTTCTGCTCTTTTTTCTTTTAATTGTCTTTCAACAACATCTTCAACTTTTATTCCAACAACTTCATCTAAGTCTGCCCAACCAAGAAATGCTTTGTCAACAGATGCACCTTCTTTTTCTAAACCTGGTTCTATTACATGATTCCATCTTAAGGTTGCATTTAATAATTTATTACTAGCAACATCTACAAGAATTGCTATCAATGAAGTTCCATATTCATCATATGCTTTTGTTTCTCTATTTGCTGGATTTGGTGGTTCTATTTTTTCCCAATCCTTCTTTGCTAATACAAAGAACATTTTTGTTCCATTACTTGTCCATGAATTATATGTTGATTCTCCATTAGTATGACACCATTTTGAATCTCCATAATATCCTGTCTTATTTCCACCAAACTTTCCATGAAGTTCTTCATATGAATCAATCCTAATAATCTCATAACCTTTATCTTGTAATATAAGATTCTTTGATTTTTCTGTTTGTTCAGCATCTATTTGTGCTTTAATTTTATTAGCATATTCTTCAAAGTCATTGAAAGTCCATTTGTTTTTTAGTTGTTCTTTTATCTTAGATTCTTCTGTTGGATTGTTTGAAAGATATAATAATGTTTGAATTATTTCATCAAGTTTTCTTTCAATAAACTTCTGATATTTATTTTTATCAGTTCCAGTATATTCAATAAACCACTTAATTATTGTTGAGAAATAACCAAGATTAGAATTTTTATGGCTTAATGGTCCAAATTCATTTGCAATTGTATCAACATCCTGTTTTTGATAATTATCAGAATACCATGATGTTTGTCCAAGAGGAGAATCTTTTATCATATTTAAAGCAGTTTTCTTATAATCTTCAGGCCAATGCTTTCCTTCAGTTATAACTGATTCATTTGATTCTAAAAAATATTCTAAAAAACTTTTCATTTTATATTTCCATCATCGTTCTCTAATAATATCATTCCATTATCATCAATTCTCCAACGAAGTATATCGCGATATAATTCAGGATATTTAAATTTTCCAGAGTCAAAATCGTTAAAATATTTAGAAAACTCATATTCTCCATAATTAAATGGAATTACTTTTTCAACTTCAATATCAACCATCGCTGAAAGACCAGTTTCTGGATCAACAGACAGCACTGTTGATAATACAGTTTCAATTGTTGGCAATGTAACATCATGTCGTGGAACAGCATGAATATCTAATCCAAATTTTGTAATTACTGGAATAAATCCATCAAATATAGTTGGATCTTCATCGTCACCGCCGCCATTATTGATTCCAGCTTTAACTTTATTTGATCCAGCAAAAATATATGTTTTAAATATGAAATTTAATGTAGTTATAATAAAATCATTATCTTCACCACTTAAATCTTCTGGATGTTCTTCAGTAATACTATCATTCATTATTACTTGATTATCAAATCTTAAATTTGTAAATTTTGGATGTTGACAACTTACAAATAGGTCTGAATTAAAAAATGGAATAAAATTTGACATAATCATATCATTGTCACTTGGATATTTTGTTAAAATTGTAACAGTATATGATATATCAATTGGTGTAGGAGTATATAAATCGTATATAATATGTTTTGAAGACGGAGATTTTAAAATTTCATTATGCAAATTAGACAAACGTTCAGCATTTCGTTGTATTCCAGTTCTTGTAATTACAATCATTGGAAGTTTATATATTCCATCTTTTGATCTGTTTTCAAGATTTTTAATTATTCTAGATCTATTTCCTATTACACATTGAACTTCAATTTCTTTTTTCTGGTTTCCAATATGTCGCTCAATTACAATATTGCTAAACAGACGTTTAAATAAAATTGATGAAAATGCTAATTCATTATTGAAACTTCTAATTTCCATATTAAGTATTATTTACATTAATTATTTATAGCAAAAATACAGTATAATATACTATTAGTTATGAAAGAGCAAATAGAAATAGTCGATTTTGATTTGTTTATTACATCATTGCAGGCACTAGGAAAAGTAATAAATTCTGCAAAATTTATTATCAATTCAACAGGATTGACAATTTATTCACAAGCAGGATATGCAAGAAGTGAATTTTTTACGACTGCTATCAAAACAAAAAATGAAATTGATTTTTGTTTTGATGATATTAGTATGTTAAATAAAATTTTTACAACAGTAAAGAATATTCATAATTCAGATTATAGTGAACTTGAATTTTTTTATGAAAAGCCAGTAATTAAAATTGAGTCAACAAAATTTAAAACTAAACTTCAAACTATAATTGAAAAAGATATTGCAAATAGCATATCTGAAAAACTAAGACA